GATTCTGCCCAATCAAGGATTCTCTGTACAACATCTGATTTAATAACTGATTTGATAAACTTGTCAGATATAGTCAATTCTGTTCCATATTCTTTTGGATCAGTTGACATATATTCTTTTGTTTGAGAAGTGAACATTGGAGCATTGATCTTACAGTTAATGAATAATAGTAACTGTTGCTTGATGTTATTTGGTTTGATGTCAATTTTATGTTTCTTCTTGATGTAGTCCCTTAGCTTAGACGTTATCTGATTTGATATATAATCTATATGTGTACCACCATTAAAAGTATCTACACCGTTAACGAACGATATGTGCTTAAATGTATCATCGTTATTTGATGCCAAAGCAATATGCCAATATTCATTTGAATCCTCTATGGCTTCATCTGTGTACATACTGATATAATCTTTGAATTTATTGATTCGTATTAATTCACCGCAAAAGAATACTTTGATCTTTGAGTTACATCCAGCAATATCATATATACGCTTTGATATTCGTTTAATATTATCCTCATCCAGATCACAATGTAATCTGTCATAATCTGGTAAGAATTTGATAATGGTTTTATATTTGTCTGATTTCTTGATAGATGGATCATGTTTAATAGATAGATTATCTTCAAACTTTTGAAATAATGTTTTTGATCCATCATGTGTTTCAATGGTAAATTCTTTTGAAAAGATGCTAGCCAACTTTGCGCCAAGGCCATTTAAGCCAGCACTGAATCGTTCTTCATCGGAGAAATTAGAACCAGTTCGTAATTCACCAAAGATCATTGATGGAATATATTGATTATATTCTGGGTGTTTCTTGACTGGGATACCACCATCATCAATGATTTCAATTTCACCAGTAATAGGATACAAATTGACATCAATTCGAGTAATATTACCAGATCTGATATGTTCATCAACTGAATTAGATACAATTTCATCAACCATTTTTAACAGGGCTGGATTATATGTAATTTCTTCCTCAACCATTTTGTTGTTAGTTGGAATATAGCAATTGATCTTATTATTATCAATGCTTCCAAGATACATACCAGGCCGAGCAATAACATGTTCTATTTCAGTCAACTTTTGATATTTTAACAAATCAGTCATCTTTAAATCTCACACCTTTGTGCATGAAATATTCCTAAACTCTAATTTTATCATACTAAATAACAAACTGTAAAGGGACCGAAGTCCCTTTTTAATCTTATGATGGCTGGTTATCAAAGTCCCTATGAATCCTGCGAGTCCATTCATTGGTCAATGCTGAAATCTCATTGACAATGGTGGGCATACAGTTTCTCCTTACCAATGGTGATACACTATCACGTTTGGTTTGGAGCTTCTTCAAAAGAATCAACAGGTCTTCAGTACTCATTGCATCTAGTTCACATTTAGTCATAATGTATTTCCTCATAATGTATGTTGTTTATCAATTTATGTAACCATTATATCATACTGGGTGGTAATGTAAACCATTTTTCTTAAAATGGCTGGCATAATAGGGATCGAACCTATGACCGGGTGATTAACAGTCACCTGCTCTACCAACTGAGCTATATGCCATTAAACTTATTAATCTGTATATCCGTGCATTTTAAGATATTTATTAACTGCTTCACTATTAATGCTTACTCTACAACCAAAGTCCCAATTTTCGCAATCATTATCAGTGCGTTGACGGACAGTTGTATAGGAATAATCCATCACTACTTGTTTCTTATCATGTTTTGGAAAATATTCTAAACATGCATAATTGACAGTGCGGACATAATCCTCATCACTACGATCCATAAAATCTGACCGCATGATACCTAAGCTATGCCATTGTCTAACATGACCAAGCAAACCCATTGCTTCTTCTTCTGTCAAGCCAGCATCTATTGCATCACCCGTAACAGTGTCAAAAGAACATCTAGACAATTCACGTTTCAGTTTAATGGCACCAAGTGAATCTAATGAAGTTTGAAATTCAATTGATTGTGTCACTGAGGACATAAATTTATCAACTTTGGCTTCATCACTTTGTGGGACATTCTCAAATTGATAGGCAAAAGCTACATTCATCATCATTGCTGTTCCTAAGATCAGCCACGCAATTAGTTTCTTCATGTTATAGTACTCCTTTCATAATTTACTTTAGTTAAACTCAATAGCAATATTAAACTATAAATTTGCATTTGTAAACAATCTAATGAAATTAATTTGGAATAATGCAGAATTGCATTCTTAGATTATAACTATCCCCTTTATATCCCATAGGTAGTTTACATGTTGTCAATGCAAATGTCGCAAAATCAAAAGATTGAATGAAATTTGATTTGCTTAATAGCTATTGATTAGTAGAGCAAATATAAATTTGATACTAATTACACATATAATTATGCTACCTAATTGGTTTAGTCAAACCAAAGAGGATACAAAGTTGTTCTTTTACGTCTTGCGACAACCGGTGTTTAGCTTTGCCGGACACACCTGGCACTTGGTGCTACATCCTCCGAGACTTAACCCTCTCGGACAACAATAACCTACGACTATCACGTGACCTTCAGTTATTGTTGATACATCAACTAAATGATGCGGGGGCGTCCACTCCATTCCCTTTTGGTCGCTGGTTGTCAGGGGTCGACATTGCCAGCTCTGTTAAAGAGGCTCAAACAATGTTATCACGGAACTATTCCCTGTCCCTCTATTGTTGCCTCTGATTGTCGGGTTTTGATTCAGCCTGCTAAGCTGTGGTAAACCTTGCCGAAACACCACTTAAAATTTATTTATACATTGATGGTTTTAACCTAATTTGACTGTGTATCGGTCCAATCCATCGACTGTATATTCATATGTTGCAAGTCTTGAAGCTGGTGTTCCTGTTGGGACTTCAAATTGTGCTTTTGTGTACCCAAGATCTTGAACAGTTTTGAACATCAGATTGTTAATTTCTTCGTTTAACACGCCTTGCACAAAATGTACACGACATTCATTCAGACCTAAATCTGTTATTAACATAGATGTACTGTATCTGGTTTTGTCATCTTTTGATTCACCACAATCTGTGTTATAAACTTTGATTGAATGTAGTAATACGTCTACTGATACTTCATACATTGCTCTTCCCGCCTTTATAGTTATTATTATCAAATTCATGTTTCAAGCATATAGACATATTTATAAGGCGGACAAATGCCAGTTGGCCAATGTTCTAATTAGACCAGATTCAAATAGAATTTCAACAACTACTGTATCTGGATGTTTTGCTAAGACTGTACCTATGCCAAGATCTTTATGATAAACCTTTTGACCTAGTTCTGGCATAGGTACCTCTTCAAATTCTATTGTCATTGTCATTGTCATCAACAACACCATTGATCAGTGTTTCTGTCTGTTCGTAGAGTACTGTCTCATCATTTGTAGCGCTTTTGTTGTATATTCACCAAAGGTTTTTACAAGATTGCTTAGAACGTCTTTAAGATCATCTGGTTGATATATGATTTCTGTAAATTAGTATCGTTTATATATCTATGACCTTTAATAATATTTCTTATAATTTAAAGAATAGTGACTTGCGAATAATCTTGTCTGGAGTATCACTATAATAAGCATCAATAACTATATCAAGTTCTGATTCAAGAGGTTTTAGATCAAAGAAAAACTTATTAGCATTCGAAGTCAGATGATTTCCAACAATAATACATCCTTTTGTAGGTTGGTAACCTTTCATTTCATTCACTGCTCTTGCATATGCACATGTCTGTAGTTGGTATTTGAACAGTTTTTGTCTACCTAATTGCAAATTCAAATTGATTGGTCTTCTTGAATTTTTATGATCTAGTACAGTCAGATGATTGTGCAATAAGACTAATCCATCTAATCTACCGGCATATTGATATGTTTTTGACCAAACAGGTACTTCTGTTGCAAACACACATTCAACATCATCTAAATATCTTTTGATTCGATTGAACAGAATTTTTGCTTGACCATACAAATCTGATCTGTTTAATTGATTCAATAAATAAAGTTCATTGAATTCATGGAGTTGATTTCCTCGGTGTATTGCATCTTCTACAATTTTTGTGGATTCTTTCACTCCGATTCTATCTATCCAATCTTGCAAGCCTGTATCATCTTTATCCTCAAGCACACTTAATATAGATGTGACAGAAGGAAACTGACCATAAGGAGTACAGTATAGACGAGGAGATCCCTCAAGCACTTCAACTTCATCAAACTGCTCAGATGCTTGAGGGAATGTTTTGAAACTTAACATGATTTAATAGCCTTTTGATTATATGGCTAATTATATATTAACTAATTAAAAGGGTAAATAGATTATTAGCCTTCTATTTTGTCAAGTAGCTAACGGCGAGTGTTAGTATCCAAAGAATTTGACAACTGAAATACTTTGATCTTGTTGCTGGATTTGAACTAGAAAGCAACTTCAAGCATATCATTTTGATTAATTCAGCTACTTTAGTTAACATTAGTCTTCGCCTTTCTCTTTCTTCTCGTCTTCGCCTTTCCAGTTTTTATCTACATAATCAAAAAATTCTTTCTTCTTATCACCTTCTAGATCTTTTGGAGAATCTACGCCGAATTTGTCTAATGCCTTTTGAAAAAACTTGTCATATTCCTTTGACTCTGTTATATATTGAGTAAATGATTTCATAATATTATCTCTCTATTATTTGAATTGTACTTTGGCAGTATTGCCAATTCAATATTATCTGGTACTTCAACTTCCAAATAGTCTTGAATGAGTTCTAAACCTTTAAATTTATGTATAATTGTATTTATACTACCTCATTGTCAATTAATCGAAGCATTGACTTACATAAAGGTGATCTAACACAATCTATATCTCTAAACTGTACTATATCATAATTCAAGCCTTGATGTCTAATTTGATTAATCAGCCAATCAAGTCCGTTTTCACCTCTGATGTCAGATTGTTTATTATCACCAGTTATAAAAACCTTTGAATTGATACCTATTCTTGTCAAAAGCATCTTCATTTCAACAATAGTCATATTCTGTGCTTCGTCTGCTAAAATAACAGAATCATCAAATGTTTCCCCGCGCATGTATGCAAGAGGCTTTGGCATGATTCTATTATATAGATCATTATCATATTTATTACCTAATTCGTCACGCAATCCCTTTTGAAAGGGAATTAAATAAGGGGCATATTTTTCGTGCAATTCACCGGGCAAGTAACCCATCTTCTGACCGACTTCAACATTAGGTCTTGTGAGGATGATATTTCTAATATTTCTATTTGTCATATAAATACTAGCTGCTATTCTAGCTGCAATATATGTTTTGCCCGTGCCTGCAGATCCACACCCTATGACAAAATCATCATGTAATAGGGTGGAGATATATAGTCTTTGAGATTCATTAAGAGGTAGGAGCTTTTGTTTTGTATGTTCAAATTTAATAAGGTTTTCGTTATTGATTTCGTATCCGTTAGATTTTCTAGCTTCTCTTTTGAATTTATTATTTTTTGACACTAGATGCCCTTATTAATTATTGAGGGAGGGAAAGAAATAAAAATTTCTTACATCTATTTATTTTATAGCATCTCCAACAGTATTTGTCTTACCTGATCTTTTCTTAATATCTTTCAATCTATCATTAAACCCATCTGATATTCTTAAATTTGGAGCAATACTATATCCAATAATAGGTGGTGATGTTATTGTTAATTTAACAGTGTCTGCTTTGCCACATTCTGGACAAACTTCTTCTTCAATATCTCTACGTTTGGCAATAGTTGAAATATTATCAAATTCGTGTCGACACGAATTACATTGATAACTATAGGCTGGCATGTGTTCTCCTAAATAATTTTTTAAAATTCCTGTACTTGACTCTCAGTGCGAAAAAACTCAGGATATAGTCTTTTCCATATTGATTTGGAAATACCCTCCACTTTTTTGTTAGCAAATAATTGTTCAAGTAACTCTGATTCTTCTTTAGATACTGATTCTAAAACAAGTGTCATAATATCATCATATCTCTTTGTATTACCCTTCCGAAACAGATTAATAGCAGAGTCAAGCCGTTTGATATTCTTACTAATTGTCTGTGAGATACCAACTGGATAGATACTCTTTTGATACTTAGGAATGTAGTAATCTTTAAAGTCAAAATTATACATTGCATTAACAAACCATTTCATTTGTTTTGTATTTGAATATTGTCTCAATGCTAAATATTTATCTTCATTGGACTCTTGTTTATTGACGTATTCAAATATTTCTGGTAATGTAATATTCGCCCTGTCGGAATGCTTAATCATTTAATTTTGCCTTTTGTTTAAGTATAAAATTTGAAAATCCATTAAAAATCATTGGTGTTACAATTAATAAAGGTAATATGATATTATTACTATATATACTATAATATCCGATAGCCAATGCAAGAATTGATGCCAGATAATCTGTCCAATACTTAGTATTCTTATTTTGAAAATATATTGCAACTGCTACTTCTTTATTACAATATAGTACACCAATCAAATAAGCTAAGCTCATCATTGATAGGGCTGTATAGATAACATATGAATAATACATTACAAAAGTATGATCCATATATAATGCATAAACTGGCGCTATAAAAAATGTTAAGCCAATTAAGTTGATTATAACACTCCAAATTTTATCTTTCATTGTAAAACCTCTCTAAAGATTCTGGATCAATGTCATCTACTTCATCATATATTTCAATGTCATCCATTCGCAATTTTTTACTATATCTCTTTTGTTTATTATCTTTATGATACCCACCACGGTTGAAATCGTGTTTGGCAACAAGATTGTTAACTTTCTGTTTGTGTTGATTACGTTTAAAACTCATGACTTATTCTACTTTGTATTAAATAACTATTGTATACCATCTAAATACAAATAATATAATTTGGTTGAAGATTTCTATTTATTAAGGTACAACAAATGGCTCAGCGATTTAGACAAGGCAAATATAAACCCATCAATCCTAAAAAGTATCTTGGAGACGTTAATAAGATCGAATATAGAAGTTCATGGGAATTGAAGTGCACGAAAAATTTCGACCTCAGTTCAACTATATTAGCATGGAATTCAGAAGAAGTTGTCATTCCATACATATCACCAAAAGATGGTAGGTACCACCGATACTTTATAGATTTTTTGATTGTAACACTAGATAGGTCAAAAGAAAATGGTAAGAAGATCACACTCATTGAAGTCAAGCCAAAAGCACAAACTCTACAACCAAAATCCCAAGGCAAGAAAAGGTCTAGATTCTTAAAAGAGGCAGTCACATGGGAAGTCAATAAAGCCAAGTGGGACTATGCAAAAAAGTATTGTGAGAACAAAGGTTGGCATTTTCAAATCATGACAGAGGATGACATTTATTAAATAAATAGAACTATAATCCCAAATTAATGAAGAGTGTCAATGACAACTAAAGCACAAACACTAATAGATAAGGCCACACAAGGCAAGCGCTCTCAAAAGGCATTGAAATTTCCTTCTAATTTAGAAACAGAAGGTACTGCTAATATAATGCGCTTCTATATTAATCTACCTTCTGGGTCAAAATATTTGGCTAATGGTGATTATCAGACTTTGCGCGATGCAAATAATAATGTTATATCATCATCTTATAGACAAAATAGGACTGGCGGATCTTTAGCAAATAGATTCTCTGATAATTATGTCAGAACAGCAACTACAATTGATATGTGGATGCCACCCCAAATACAAACTTCATATCAATCAGACTGGGGTCAAGAAGAGCTTGGTATTTTGGGCTCTGCAGTTGATGCTAAAAATGGTTTGTCTAATGTCAAATCATGGGAAGATGCTGCGGGTGCATGGCAAGTTGTTAAAAATACTTTGAAAGACTCTAGTGTTCGTACATTATCATCTGCCGTTCAAGCAATTTCTCCATTGAATTTTGAAACACTTCGTAAGACAGCATCATCTACATTGGTTAATCCATATACTGAAGTTTTGTTTAATGGTGTACAGAATAGAACATTCTCATTCACATTTAAAATGATTCCACAGAATAAAGTAGAACAACGAGCAGTTAAAGATATAGTAGATGAATTTAAATTTCACAGAGCACATGAATTTAAATACGGCAACCAATCTAATTATATGTTATTTCCGTCAGAATTCGACATTGAATTTTTTAATAGAGAAGGTGAGAATCCCTGGTTGTTTAAAATATCAACATGTGCGTTGACCAATTTTACAGTGAATTATAGTCCAGAAGGCCAATATGCTAGCCATACAGATGGTTCTCCATTTGCTACAGAGATAACAATGGAATTTACTGAATTAGAAATATTAACAAAAGAAAGTCATAGGATGGGCTATTAATGTCATACTTCAAACGATTTCCTGTTATATCTGAATATGCTCTTGATAATAAAGCGTATAATATGATGGATGTAACAAGACGGACTGGATTTTTAGCAAGTGTGCAAAGTAATGAAGCCTTATCATTTACACACATCATTAAAGATGAAGAATCTCCAATTATTTTAGCAGATCGAATATATGATGATGCAGATCTATATTGGGTAATTATGATGTTTAATAATATTTATGACACCAATGCTGATTGGCCATTAGATCAATTCTCATTAAATCGGTATGTCAATAGGATATATGATGACCCTAATGCTATTCATCACTATGAAGCTTTATCATCTGGACTAATAGTTGATTCTGATTGGCCATCATATGATTTGCTACCAGTAACTAATTTAGAATATGAAACTACTGTTAATGATGCAAAACGAGAAATCAAGATCCCTGTACCAACAGCAGTCAATGCACTAGTTAAAGAACATAATAGGTTAATTAAATAATGAGTGGATACACAAGCAATGGTCAATATGTCCTAGAGGAAGTTGTCTTAGAGCACAGCGACAATCAAGAAATAGATTTATCATTATCTTTTATCCAAGTTGATGTCTATGAGTCAATTTTTAATCATACTATGTCTGGTCAGGTATCTATTATTGATTCGTTTAATTTGCAAGATATTCTACCTTTATATGGCAATGAGCAAATTAGAATCAAATTTTATACACAAGGCAATGAAGGCAATCCAATAGCATATACAGGCGTTGTCTATAAAATATCTCCAAAGTATCGAATGTCAGAACACTCATCTGGCTATACAATATATTTTATGTCCGAACACGCAATTAATTCTCAAAAGATCTATGTCAACAGAGGATTTAATGATACGCCTTCTAATATCGTGGATAAAATCTATAAACGTATATCAGGCGGCTCAGATAAAGGTCTAAAGAGTGTTATGACAAAAGGAGTGGATACATATACCTTTGGTACTGTTAAACCCTTACAAGCGATTACACTACTTGCAAAGCATGCATATAGCAGACAAAATGAACACGGTTATCTATTCTATGAAGATAATTTACAATTTAACTTTAAACCCGTGCAATCTTTATATCAACAAGAACCTGTTAGATCATATAGGTCAAGAAACAGAGGGCACTATGATGATATTACTCAGCATAATCAAGAAGCTCATAGCACTATACAAGATTTAAGGTTAATGGAAGAAAATTCATTTATGGATCGAATGATGGAAGGCCAACACGGTACATCATTTTCAAGATTTGATCTGTTTTCAAAATCTGTAGAAACTTTCAAGTATGACAAAGAACAATATTATAATGAGACTTATAGCTTAGGAGATATTCCATACAAGAAGGATATTGATTTATCATATGAAAACAGATCAACTCTGAGATATGGTAATAATTCTAATATAAGTCTGTCTGATATATCCAAAGGCATCATGTCAATTGTTGAATTATCTACTATTAGATGTGAAATTGTTGTATTTGGAGATTCATTATTAAGAGCTGGACAAATAGTTGATCTTAATTTGCCTCATTGGAATACTGATCAGGGCGAAGTAACAGATATGATCACAGGTAATTTCTTGATAACAGATATTCATCATCAGTTGACACAAAGTGAACAATACATTCAAACTATTATGACTCAAAAAGAGGCTTACACAACACCATGATCGTAACAGATACTTTTTTGCCATTCTTTGGTGTTATTGAAGATGTTGATGATCCCATGCAATTAGGAAGAGTCAGGGTTCGTTGCTATGGTTATCATCCATCAAATAAGAATTTTATTCCGACGGATATGATTCGTTGGTTTTCTTCTGTTGTTTCTAATTCTGCTGGCACATCTGGTATAGGTCAAAGCCCAACTGGATATGTCACGGGTTCAACAGTCTTTGGTTATTTTCTAAATAGAGAATTACAAGATGGTATTGTTATTGGATCTATTACTGGTAAACCAACAACAAATGCATTAGCTAGTCAAGGGTTTAATGATCCAGATGGTGTTTATCCTATTTACATTGATGAATCAGATGTTAATAGATTAGCAAGAGGTAATAATCAACACTGGATCTTTAATATTAGAGCATCAGCAAGAGTTCAACAGATACAAAAACCTTTAGCAAAAGGTGAGTTTGATGAACCTGCATATTTTAATGAAGCAGAATATCCAAACAATAATGTCCGTGAAACAGAATCTGGACACATTAAAGAATATGATGATACTCCTGGAGCAGAGCGCATTCATGAATATCATAGATCGGGTACATATTATTCAATTGACAATGCTGGCAATAGAATAGTTAAAGTTGTTGGTGATGGATATGAAATCATTGCTGGTAATAAATTTGCTAATGTCAGAGGTACAGTCAATTTAACTATTGAGGGTGATTGCAATCAATATATACAAGGCGATTATAATTTACAGGTTGATGGCAATAAAACAGAAGTCGTTATGGGAGAAGTTAAAGAATACTACGGTAGGAATCATCTAACATTAGCTTCAGGTATTATAGGTGGTGATGCTAAAAACATCTACTTAAACCAGGGTCTTGCAATATCAAATAGTTCTATTGCAATATCATTACCGACTGAATATAATATTGAATTTGCTACACCTGTGATTGAAAGTGCTGGTAGATTTGCACCACTTGACGAACAAGATGAAATTGATTCAATACCTGATTCATATCCAGCTGATACTAAACCTGGTGGATATAATGATACTGCTAAAACTACATCATCATTGACAGATCAACCAAAAGTTGTTAGTGCAATTACATGTTCAACAGATATTGAGCTTCCTATTGACTATAGTAAAAAATTAAGTACAACAGACTTTACAATAGGTGATTTATCAAGCAATGCTGTATTTCCTCATAATATTGTAGCACAAGCTAATTTAACAGAACAAGAAATTGTATGTAATTTGGAGTCATTGGCTTTACAAATTTTACAACCTATCAAAGATGAATTTGGTTCATTCAATATAAATAGTGGATTTCGTGTCGGATCTGGCAGAAGTCAACATCACCTTGGTCAATCAGGTGATATACAAAATTCATCTTGGACATATCAAAAGTACACAGAAGTAGCAGAATGGATTGCTGCGAATCTCCCAGTTGATCAGATGATATTCGAACACGGTAACTCAATATGGTTACATGTGTCATATGATTCATATGAATCAACCCAAAGAGGAGAATTGCTAACAATGATCAATGGGTCATATGAATCAGGTCTAATTAACTACTACGGATAATGTGTATAAATAGTTTTATCAAGGAGAATAAATGAGTGCCGCAGGATTGTTTGGTCGTAATTGTTCGGGCCATGGATGTTTTCCTCCAAGACCAAATATAACAGCATCAACAAATGTTTTTATTAATGGACTTGGTGCTCAAAGAGTAGGTGATGCATATCCAGATCATTGTTGTGATGGAGATTGCCACAGTGCAGTTGTTGCCGCCGGATCATCTACTGTATTCATTAATGGTTTACCGGCAGCCAGAGTAGGCGATCCATTATCATGTGGATCATTTGTTGCAAACGGATCCAATAATGTATTTATTGGAGGGTAACAGTTAAAATGCGTAAAGATATTGATTTACATTTTACACCACATCCTATCACGGGTGATTTGTCTATTAAAAAGGACAAATCTGCTGTAGATCAGTCTATTCGCAATCTTGCAATGACATCATTTTATGAGAGAGGATTCAATATTGAGTTGGGTGGTAATGTACCAGATACATTGTT